CACTTCGGAGACATGACGGCGTCACAGATCAAGGGACAGTGCCATCACAAGCACGGCCTGCCGATCAAGCGCAGGAATGAGCAGTTTGCATGGGTTTGGAATCAGACGGGCGAAAAACTGACCTATGACCAGCAATGCAAATATCTCGCCAGCGGCACGCTCAACATATCAAGCGGAATGACGGTGAAGGAATTGACGGAATACATGGACGCGATGAAAATTGACTATGCGGAACAGGGTGTGTTCTTGACTGATCCTGAATTGCGCGGAATGGAGCAAAGATGAAGCGCACAGCATTCACCAGCACCCGAAAGCCAATGAAGCGCAAGGCCAGCAAGCCACGCACCCGCAAGGGCGCCACAGGGCCACTTGTGGACGAAGCATATGCGGACGCCGTGCGAGGGCTTCCCTGCGCCACCTGCGGCCGCGCGGGCTCGTCAGAGATACACCACTGCAAAGACAGGCCACCGTTTGACATTAAACTGTATCGGTACTTTCCCGGCCATGGCGAGAAGTCTGCGGACTTCGACGGGATACCGCTGTGCGGGCCAGACGGGTGCCACAGGCTATTCCACACCGACCACGGCGAGTTTTCGCGGCGGTACGGGCCAGACTACCAACACATCCCGACAACCCGCGCGGCGCTTTCACATATGGAGATTAAGTTTTGAACACCCTACGCCTACCATGGCCTGACAAGCGCCTAAGCCCCAACGCTCGCCATCACCGCCTCGCCGTTGCACCGATACGCAAGGCCGCGCGCCATGAGGCTATGTGGGCCTGCAAAGCCGCCAAGATGTACTACCCGCACCTGCGCGATGTGGGCCTACATCTGCGTATTACGTTTCACCCGCCTGACAAACGCCGCCGGGATCTTGACAACATGCTCGCCAGCATCAAGAGCCAGCTCGACGGCATTGCAGACGTTATAGGCGTTGACGATAGCATGTGGGGGCTGACGATCTTGCGCGGCGATGTGGCCAAGGGCGGCTGCGTGCTGATTGAAGTGGTGCCGAAGCCATGACTATGACCACGGCCACCCGCGCCTGCATTGTGCGTGAGCAGATCTCCGCCGGATATGGCATTGAGGATATTGCGGTGATGTACCGGATACCGCTTTCTGGGGTTCGCTATGAGTTGCAGGAATTGCGCACATCGGGCCAGCTTGCGCATATGTTTCCGCGAAAAAGCCCCGCCTGATTTAACGGGCAGGGCTTGCTCTTTTGCCAGTTATGGCGCAAGATAGCGGTGTCAAAGCGCTATATCTTGCATAACACGAAGCGGGCGACCCGCGCAAGATGTAGCCCAAACATGAAGGGCTAAAAATGAATTTACCAAACCAAAACGATGTTGGCAGAGGCCACAATGAAAACGCCATGCGCCTTAGCATCCTTGCCGATGATGCGCAGCGCGCCCTAGAGCGTGTTGCATCCGGCGAGACAGACACGATTGAGGGCTGGCTGGCATACGGTGCTGCACTCAATGAAGGCCGCGCCATGTTCCCAAGTGACGAACAGTTTGGGCAGTGGGTTATTTCATCTGGTGTGTACCAAGTTGGTACAGACGAAATTCGCCGCGAAGACCGAGCCGCTGCAATGTGGGCCGCTGGCAATAGCGATCAGTTTGACACCGCCCGCGCCGCTGGCAATGCGCGCACGGTTCGGGGCATCTACGCCAAGTGGCAAGAGATTGACGCCGCGCGCAAGGCTGCAGAAGAGCGTGAGCGCGCGGCGGTAGCCCGTGCCAAGGCCGAGGCCGAGCGCAAGGAAGCCGAAGAGGCGCGCCGTAAAGCCGAAGAACAGCGACGTGAGGCCAAGGCCCGCGCTGACGCAGAGGCGGCGGCACAGATGGCGGCACAGCAAGCCAAAGACGCAGAGGCACGGCGCATTGCACAAGAGCAGGCGCGGGTTGCGGCTATCGCGCGGGAAGAGGCAGAGGCGGCAGCTAAAGCAGAGGACGCAAAGGCAAAAGCTGCGGACAAGGTTGCCAAGGAATCCGACAAAACAGCCAAGGCTGCGGACAAGAGCGCGAAGTCGGCTGACAAAAAGGCAGCGAAGGCAAAGACAGGCGATACCAGCGCCGATAAAACCGCCCACGTCTCAAACAATGGAGGCGAAAACGAATGGTACACGCCTGCGCAATTCATTGAAGCGGCCCGCGAAGTTTTGGGCGGGATTTATCTTGATCCGGCGACGTCTGAAATCGCCAACCGCAGAGTGAAGGCGGCAAAGATATTTACGATTGATGATGATGGGCTTTCACGTGATTGGCCCGTTGGCTCGATCTGGATGAACCCGCCATATGCTCAACCGCTTATGGGCCAATTCGCGTCTAAGTTTGCAGCGGCAATTCGTGCTGGTTCGTCTGGCATTGTGTTAGTCAACAACGCGACAGAAACGGCATGGTTTCAAGAGATTGCCGCAGAGTGTTCAGCTATATGTTTTCCAAAGACGCGAATCCGTTTTTTGGACCCAGATGGAAACCCTGGCGCGCCTTTGCAGGGGCAGGCAATCATCTATTCCGGAAACTCGCCATCCGAGTTCTGCGCGAAATTCTCACAATTTGGGCTGGTAGTGCGTCATGGGTGAGTTTGAAAATGCACTGGCCTTTGGGCAGGCTGGCGAATTGACGGTCTCAAAGTGGCTGCAATCGCGGGGACATATGGTTTTCCCCGCGTATGAGAAGGAAGGCGGCGACTTCAAAGGCCCGCAACTTTTCTCTGCTGATGGCGATCTGGTTTTGCCTGATCTACTGGCATTTCGTGAAGGCAAGGCGATCTGGTTTGAGGTTAAGCGCAAGACGTGCTTCACTTGGCACCGCATTTCTAGGCAGTGGGTGACAGGCATTGACCTACACCACTACGGGCAATATCAGGAAGTTTCTGCGCGCACGAAGTTGCCCGTTTGGTTGATGTTCTATCACCCAAAAAGCACCCCAGACGAGCGAGACCTGAAGCATGGATGCCCCGATGATTGCCCTACGGGTTTGTTTGGGAATGACATTTCAGAATTGTGCGGTGTTGAGAACCACAGGCACGAAAACTGGGGCAAGAATGGCATGGTTTATTGGTCTCATAGAAGGCTAAAAAGACTGGCAGGTGTGCCATGAGCCATTATATGACCGCCCTCGCCATGAAACAGGAAGGCATTAAGCCTGCCGCAAAAATTGTGCTTTATTGGCTTGCAGATCATTACAATGGAGAAACGGGGCTTTGCTTCCCAAGCCTTAAAACGCTTGAGCGTGAATGCGAAATGTCACGACCTGCAATCATTAGGCACCTTTTAACGCTTGAAAATGCTGGCCTGATTAGCCGCAATCAACGCACACGTGCTAATGGATCACAGACTAGCACCGCATATTCTCTACACCTTACCCCTGTTACAAAATGTAACAGCCCCAGTAACGAAACGTCACAGCCCCCTGTTACAAAACGTGACCCCCATAACCTTGGAATACTTAACCTTGGAATTGAACCAGACTTAGAAGCTAACGCTTCCATGCAATCTGTTGCACCTGACATTGATGAAATTGCAAAGGCTGTCTCAGCATACAATGCCACGGCGGCAAGGGTGGGCTGGCCGTCTGTGCAAAAGCTAACACCAGCAAGGCGCGCAGCGGTTCGCGGCAGGCTCAAGGACGCAGGCGGGGCAGAGGGTTGGGAGATTGCACTAGCCAAGGCTGAGGCATCCCCGTTTCTTCGAGGGGAGCGCGGCGGGTTTAGTTGCACCTTCGACTTTCTAAGCAAACAAGCAAATTTCACGAAATTGATGGAAGGGAATTACGATGAACGAGATAACAGCAAGGCCAGTGATAGCCGCGCCCACGCCACAACTAACGCGATCAATGTCGCGGGACGAGCAAGACGCGCACCGAGCGCGGATAGCTTTTGATGTTGAGGTAATCCTTGATGGATACTGGAAGGACCGCCCACCGGAGAATGTAAAGGCTGGCATCCTCGCAGACTGGGCCGACACGCTGGAGGACTGGACGCAAGAGCAGACCCTCTATGCCCTGCGCAAGTGGCGGAATGAAAATCCAAGCCGAAAGCCAAACCCCGGCCACATTCTAGGCATCTTAAAGATGATGCGCGGCAAGGCCGAGGTGAAGCGCAACCCGCCTGCCCCTGCCCCGCAGATTGAGCGCCAGCGTGCCACGAAAACTGAGGCGGCGGCAATCATGGCAGAATATGACTTTGCACCGAAACGATTTACAGACACACCTAAGGAGACAGACACATGAGCGACACACAGACACAGGACGCCAGCTACACCGTAACGGCGGGCGAATTGCGCGCCTTCGTTGAACGGGTCGAGCGGCTCGACGCGGAGAAGAAAGACTTGGCCGAACAACAGACGAAAGTGATGGCAGAGGCCAAGGGTCGCGGCTACGACACGAAGATTTTGCGCAAGATCATCGCGCTTCGCAAGCGTGAACCTGACGATATCGCCAACGAAGAGGCGGTGTTGGATATGTACCGCGAAGTCCTTGGCATGGGGAGCAACTGATATGGCAAAGTTTTTTGTAATGGGTGCAGATCGCCTTGATGTTTTCACGGCTGATGGTGAGCAGGCCGCAGAATACGCCGCGATTAACGAATGGGGCATTTCTGGGGATGATAGGCTTTCAGTCACTGCCTTCCCGTTTGATGCAGAACACGCAAATCTTTTCGCATACGATATGGAGGATGATAAATGGCTGGCAGCGTAAACAAAGTAATCCTTATCGGAAATCTGGGCGCTGACCCAGAGGTCCGCAACTTCCAGAACGGCGGCAAAGTCTGCAATCTGCGCATTGCCACAAGCGAGACGTGGAAGGACAAGAACAGCGGCGAGAAGCGCGAAAAGACGGAATGGCACACGGTAGCCATTTTCAACGAAGGTCTGGTGCGGATTGCCGAGCAGTATCTGAAAAAGGGCAGCAAGGTCTACATCGAGGGCCAGATGCAAACCCGCAAATGGCAGGACCAGAGCGGCGCGGATAAGTACAGCACTGAGGTCGTTTTGCAAGGGTTCAACGGCACGCTGACGATGCTTGACGGGCCAAGCGGCAATTCAGGCGGCGGCAATTCTCAGCAATCCGGCGGCAACTATGACGCGCCGGACCACGGCGGCGGCTCAGGCGGCGCGCGGGATCTGGACGGGGACAGCATACCATTTGCCGCAGAGTGGCGCATCTGATGATTTTCCCACAGCAGGAAACCACATGGGACGAAATGCACGACACCTTTGCGCTTTACCGCGCAGAGGAGGTTGCACGGCACCGTGACGCGGGCCGCACCAAGACGCAGGCAGCGCAACGCCTCGGCATGACGCTGGGCAATCTCAGCAACTTTCTTTCGCGGAACGGTATCCCATGGACGCCATCACAGCAGGGCAAGCGGCAATAAAGCGTTGCAATGTTGGTGGAAAATCGCCAATATCACGAGGCGCGGCTAGGGGGATACCCCGAACATCGGACCCTCCCCCGACCGCCGCGCGCACTTTCAGGGAGATGTGACAGGAGATCACAATGACAGATTACAGAGTTGAGGCTAAGTTCAGAAACGCGCGTCTGCTGGCAGCGTTTGAACGTATTGGCGAATCGCCGACAGGGTTTGCCAAGTCTCGCGGCCTGAGCATAACAAGAACTTGCGCCATTGTTGCAATGACCAAAAGACCCGTTGATCGAAACGGTGATTGGTGGCCGGAAGTCATGGCCCTGTGCGATGCTGCGTCGGTTATGCCCTGCGATATGTTTAACGAAAAGCAGATGGATGGGTTTGATAAAACCTCATTTTCTAAAGACGTGGATGAATCACTGCTGGCCGCTTCGGAATTTAACAGAATGCAGCTTTCAGCAACCCCAATTTGTGACCGTGAGGAAAACATAGAACTGGCTTCTAAGCTATTTTATTGGATAACTGAATATAACCCTCGCTACGCAAAAGTTGTGTCCCTGCACAGCGACGGGCTTACTTTTGACGAAATAGGAAGTGAACTAGGCGTTACTAAAGAGCGTGTTAGACAGATAGTAACCAAAAGCCACAGAATGATGAAAGACTATGCCAAAAAGAGGCTTGGAATTGATAACCTTGCAGGCGCATTCAAGGAGATCATACAATGACAGACACAAGCCCCGCCCGCTGGCACGCAAACGCTGACCCACGCCTGCGTGACGCCGGAGACACCATCGACGCGCACCAGCGCCGGGTCACAACGCTGTGCCTTTCGCTTGCCGATCATATGGGCCACCCGCTATTCGGCAGTGACCTGCCCTTCGCAGCAGCATTGCAATAAATTCTGCTATGTCGTATAATTAGCGGCGCGCGTTTTGCTTCAACAACACGCGCGCCTCATCAAAAAACCTGTAAGGAGGTTCATATGACTACTGGCAAAATATGCAGCATAGACGGATGTAGCAAGCCATTCATGGCTAGGGGGTGGTGTAGTGCCCACTGGACAAGGTGGAAAAGAAACGGGCACCCTCTTGGAGGTGGGATAGATCGCGGCAAAACTGTTGAATTTTTTGAAGAGGCTAAGAAATTTAACGGGAAGGAGTGCATGATTTGGCCTTATGCAAAAGACGCAAACGGTTATGCTCAAATAAACTACGGTGGTAAGGTTAGATATGTTCATCGAGAAGTATGCATATTTATTTACGGAGAGCCGGAAGATGGAGTTGTAGCAGCTCACTCATGTGGCAGGGGGAACATGGGGTGCATCAACCCAAGCCATCTTAGGTGGGCAACGTTTAAAGAAAACTATGAAGATTCTGTTTTACACAAAACGGCCGTTCGCGGAGAAAGGGTAGGTAATTCAAAACTTAAGAAGGAAGATATAAAAAAAATAAAACAGATGAGAAAAACCATGACGCAGCAAAATGTTGCTAACGTCTTTTCTGTAAGTCGAACTGCGATATCAGACATAGAAAACGGACGTAGATGGAAGTGGGCTACAAGTGAATAACGACATGACCCCCGCACAGAAATCACAAGTCAACTATTGCTCCAAGCTACTGCGCGACGGCCACGAGGAGGCTTGGCTGCTGAAAATCGGATACGCCGCTGCCGCAATCAAATCCGCGAAGGAGTTGAACGCCAATGACTAACCACGCACCAATCGTCGCCGCCTACAAAGGCAAGGGCTACACAGAGCGCCAGTACGCCGCCGCAATGCAGCTTCTATGCTACGCTGAGGGACAAACACTCCGCAAGCTCGGGCCAATCACTCCGCCGCCCGGCAAAACCATCTTTGATGACACAAGCCCCGCCATCCTCGACGTGCTATCCGGCGAAATGACAGCAGCCGAAATTGCCCGGGCCGCTAGTGAAAAGCTGGGACGCAACGTATGGCCGCAAGGCGTGCGGGATCGGCTGGAAGGCAAGCTATCCACGCTCGTCGAAAAGCGGTCCCGTCACTCACGCGGGGCATTGTGGCGGCTCAAGGGTGTAAAGGTGGGTGGGCTATGATGACGTGGAAAGAGCACCTTGCGCACCAATCTGCGGAGAAAAAGCGTTTGCGCGATGAATGGGTAAACCAAGCTGCGGCCCTAAAAATGGGCGTAACTCCTGCCGCGCGCCATCTGGGAATAAAACCGCAAAAACTACAAAACGAATTTAGCGCACGCGGCATAAAAACAAAACCATCGGCCCGCACTTTTGTCGTGGCCCCCATCAAGGTTCCAAAAGCGTCAACAGCACGACAGCGCAAAATCGCGGCAATGGTGGCAAAGGGCTATCCGAAGAACGTAGCGGAGCAAAAAGCGGGGATGATACAATGACTGACAGAAAGAAGGCGCTGCAAGATTTGCTGGCGAAGGTTGAGGAGGGCGTAAAATACGAAACTATGGGACACACTCAAATGTGCCAGCGAGCCTTCCCCAAGCCGAAAGATTTTGACGGATCGCGGGAGGCATATGCGAAATCTGACGCGCAGATGGCTATTCTTGCTTGGCGTAATGGCTCACTAAACGCAGCAAAGGCGCTGCATGATGCGGTCCTGCCGGGTAGGGACTGGATATTAACAAATCAGGCTAGTCATGCTGATGAGCCAGAAGGACCAATGGCCGCTATACACAATGGAGAAGATGATCCTTTTGAGGGCAGCGGTGATAATCCCGCCCGCGCGTGGCTCATAGCAATCCTGCGCGCACTCATAGCACAAGATCATGCGGAATGACCTTTGATCGCGTAGTTGTCGCGGCCCATTGCCAAGGCAAGCAACTCATGGCACGCAACGAAGCCCACGCACTCGCACGCAAGCAAAGTAAGCGCGGGGTTTATGTCGGCGCATATCGGTGCAAGGTTTGCAGTAAATGGCACGTAGGGAAAGAAACATGAGCAGCAAGGCAGAAGCAAGGCGCAAAAAGAAGGCCGCACAAGGGCAGCAAGGTCCACAGGCGGCAACCACACCAGAGACAGCACCCACGGCAACCAGTGCGCGGGAAACCACGCGCCCCACGCCGGAACGCATGGCGCTCGGCAAGTGGATCAAACCGCAAGGAGCCGACAAGCGGTCACAGCCAATGGTGGACACTGCGAACG